TCATTAACCTGATCTTCTTTGTGAAGATAAATCTTAATAGTTTCCGTATAAGATAGCGGGGGAAGGTCATTTTAAATATTCATCAATGATAAATTTTGCATTATCAAAACCAATACATACACTGGCATAATACATTCTCTCAGTTAGTAATTTAATTACCTGTAATTGTTCAGTAATATGATCATCTACCGGAGTAACCCCGTCTTTTTTATACAGTCTTATACCTTCTTTTTTGAGTTCAATAAATAATCCATGAAACCCTCTCCGGGGTTCATATATCGTTATGTCAGGAAATCCCCGGTTTGATCGGAGTGTTTTCAATTGGACTGCCTGTCCTATTGTGAGTATGTTTGAACCTGCTAAATCAGAGTTAAATAATACATTCGGATATTGAAGTCTTAAATATTGACAGACTTGTTTATGTAAAGTTTTTTCAGTCATTATTTTTTCAGTTTAGGTTTACTTATATCAATATATCTCATAATCCTGTCTTTGCGGTTGCGCCAGGAACGGCGGAAGAGTTTAAAGAGAAAGCGGATCATTTCTTTAATTTCTTTTTGTTGGTAGTTTTTTCAATAAACTCTTCATTTCCTGCCATCTGGCTCCATATTTCTGTTTTTTCTGATTCTGAAATATCCCTGAGATAACAGAGTTTTAGTTTTTTATCAATATAAGTGAAGAAATAAAAACGACCTTTGAATGCAATTCTGAATGTATATTTTTCATCAAGTTGCATATCCTTTAAACCTCTTTTAACTTCTGCTGCCAATGATTTTGCGTTTGAGATTACAAAATCATATGCTTCCTCCGCGCTTTTTTGAAGTTTTTTAGCATTGTTTAGATTTATCTCTGCATCAGATAATTGTTTTTCATAAACCGGAACTGAATTTTCCATGACTTCAGAATATTCTTTTCGAAGTTCTGTTTTCTCTTTTGCATCCATATGCCGTGATACTGTGATACCGCTATTTATTGCAGTAAAATTATTACCGATAAATTTGATTGCTTCATCAGCATTATTAAATTCACCAAGAACATCTGGCATATCGCTGCCATCGTTTGAAACATTAAATTCAATGTTTTCAGGTCTGTAAAATTGATTTTCCATTTTGTTTGATTTTAAGGTTTAATAATTATTTTTTATCTAATCTAATTTTGATTTAAAATGCGTTATTAACTTCTCCATTTGTGCCTGGTAGAAATCATTGAAGACTTTATATCCTTCGGACTTTTGTTCCCAAATACGATAAAATACAGCCCTTAGTCGTACTCCTGCCGGTTTGCCCGAATCTTCGAACTCGACTTTTAACTTATCAATTTCCTCAAGTTCATGCGTAGCAAAAGGATCAGGTTTAAATGCCAGGTATCCTACCTTATGAAGCCCGTAATGAATGTTTGCCATCATTTCAGGCGAAAGCTCATTTGTGCCGAAAGAAAGTCTGAGAGTCATGTCAGACAATGACCTGTAACTCTCAAGCTGCGCCGGTAATTGAAAAGTAGTCATTTGAATATATTGTCTAAATCTTCATTCTCATTAATCGGTTGCGGTGCGACCGGCTGTTCATTCTGCTTATAAGTCCTGCCGTTACCCAGGTAAATCTTATCTTTGCCTTTTTCGACCCGCTGTTCAATCGAAATATCATTGCCATATTTGTCAACCTGATCATTGACCCAGATAGTCAGGTTCAGATAACGACCTTTCGTTCCTTCAATTAAAAGGCTCTGATCAACTTTTTTCAAGTTGATGGATGCTGTGATTAGTTTATTCATTGTTTAATCCTTTCTATCATTTGTTTAACTTCTTGAATTGACTCGTTTAATTGCGATTTAAGACGTTCAAGTATTAGCTCGTCTCTTTCTACCCGGATAAGTATTTGCTTTAAATTGGGATGGGAATAGGGCATATAGTCAATAAAATCCCAACCAGTACAGAGTAACTGTCCATGAATCTGCCAAAAATAATCTTTTGGAAGTTTATCTGTTTCAAGAAATTCATTATAAACCTGAAATGAGGGACATTTAAATTCACAGCCGCCGTTTAATCCAATTATTTTTCGATCTGGACTGGCTCCGGTGAACTCATCATATTCATAAAACCCACATGGTTCACAGGTATTGAATGAGAATAACTCATAATTTTCTACTGCAAATGGTTCTTTCTCATGTCCCCGTTGCATCCATTTGTTATTATACTGTTCTTCACTTTCACCAGTGACACGTTCATAAGCAACCTTAATAATTGCTTTCTTATATCCGGCAGTTGTTTTAGTCATAAACAAGTCTGAAAAAGTAGATGCGGTAAATTTACCAAGTCGTAAAGCATCCCACTCCTCCCCGTTCTGTTCAATTGCATGATGAATTATCATAATACTGCCTGTTTTAGGTTTTCTTCATCAGTTGCGGAAAGTTCATATTTCGCTTTTACCTGGTCAATCGTTCCAGTTCCTTTCAGAAACTCGATAGCCTTCGGCCATGCCTGAGATTTAGGCGTTAATTTAGGCTTATTCATTAGAGGTTGTGAAGGCCTGATACGTAAACCCTCAGTAACCTCACCAAAAGCCTTAATATCATCTTTGACATAGATTTGAACCGGGATATTATTCCAGTCATTAATGAATACTGAACCTGCAAACTTCTTAATCAGTTTACAATTAGTTGCGTTCAGTATCATTGGTTTCAAAGTTGCATCTGTGAATATTGCAACATTGCGATCTTGTTCTTTACCGTCCGGGCCTTTGACTGATTTTACTGAAACAGATTTTATAACTGCTTTCAAATCCTTTCCGTCCTCAAGATCACATGACCCAAGATAGTCAGAAAGAAATACTTTTCTCCAGTGAATTTTTTCGATTTTGTCCATAATGTTTATTTTATAAGGTTTAGTTTTCTTCTTTATTCGATTGATAAATATTCTCCCATTCCTCTATTTCGAGTTCTTCCAATTCTTCGTCTGAAATATCTCGTCCGCCGTTGGGATTGTCGGGATCTGATGGGTCACCGTAAAATATGCTCATATCTCATAGCTTTCAGAAAGTTCAACAAGTTCAGCGATATTGTCAGATATTGACTCGCCAGTTATTTTTTCGTATAATAACCTGATGTGAAACATACAGATACGTAAATTGTCGCTGTCGGATGTCTGACAAATCGGGCATTGTTTTTCGTGTGTCATAATCTTTCGGTTTGATGTTTTTCCTTTTATGATTGTCATGATTTCTAATTATTTGAGTAGAGTTTCAATAATTCCAAATAAATCGGTTTGATGTAAGAGCCAACCAGGAACGGATCGTATGGCTCAGGCTGAAGTGTAAATATTTCTTTCATAAGAATAAGTTTTCAGATTCCTGGTGTAAACCGATGCTGAAAAGATTACTACATATTTCAGTATTTGAAAGAGTAACCCCCGTCTCTTCACAGTAGAGAAGGTATTTTTTGAGTAGTATATTATCTGCTTTAGATAATTCTATTACCCGCCCTTTTGTTTGTTTTTTTTCTTTTGACATAATTATCTGATTTAAATTAGGCGGTAACGAGTGCGGGAGGAGTAACCCCAGTAATCCGCACCCGACCGACTAAGGTTTTTTATGATATTTTTGAAGTTATTTTTATGAAATTGCCAGACTTGCCCCCTCTTGCAGAGTCATTGCCAAATTTATATTTCATCCCTATTTTGTCGAGTAAATAAATTACCTGATGGGTGTAATCTAAATTGGCTTTGAATCTTCTTGACCGGCACGGTCTAATTATATTGCCAAAGATCATTGAATTGCTTTCATTATTAATGAATGCCTTTACAATTTGGTAAGCTTTTGAGCCTCTTGAAATGTTTTCAATTTTTTTTAATCTGGTGTTTAAAGTTATTGTTTTCATCTTAGTTGGTTTTAAATTTATACTTTGTTTCTGTTTGATGAAGTAAAGATATTACTAATATTTGATATATTAATAATATTAAAGCAATTATTTTCATTATTCAGCAAAGTATCAACAATAAAGTTGACATATATCAATTAATACAATGATATTAAACAAAAAAGAGGGTGTGAATCCAGAAAACACACCCTCTCAACCCTAACCAACCAAACATTATGAAAAACAAAGAACCCTATTTCTTCTTAAATACTCTTTGAATAAGTACAATCATCATTATAACAACGACAATACCAAAGACCCATTTAAGCACATTATCAAGTTTTGCCTTTTGAGTGACTGTCACTACCTGTTTTTCTTTGAAATTAATAACCTTTATCGCCGAATCCAGCTTGACCTTCAAAATTGTATCACTTGACCACGTTTCAAGAAGTAGCGTGTCATGTACCGTATAAGCCTCGGCATGTGCCGTGCCGGAATGAACTATTAATGTGTCATGAATATTCCCAAATGTCCTGACCGTATCAGTTGAATGGATATAGACCGGCACGATTGTATCACGGTAGGTGACTATTCTAATGCTGTCTGTTTTGATATTAAACTTTTCGACACATTTCTGATATGTGATACAGTGAGTAAAACACGTCAGGATTAACACAAACAGCCCTAATTTGAATGATAATTGTTTCATTGGACTGGTTTATCAACGGGAGGATTCGGTTCCTCCATTGGTTTCTGAATAAGTTTCATTGCAAGGAAAGGAGCAATATTCCCCGTAACAAGTGCGACAACCTCACCGACAGTGATAGGATGAGTAAGGGCAAAGAATGTAGAAAAGGCAATAGCCCAGATGCAACCGATAAAAAATACTACTCGGGTAATCGAATTATTTCCTGGCGACTCCTGAAAAAATCCTATTGTGTTCATTTTTGCTGTTTTAATTCATTGATAAAAAGTAACAGACCCCAAGCAAATAGTAACACTCCAAAGAATTTGGAATGAAAAAGATAAACAAACACTGCTAATGCTCCAATAGTTATCTGTGAAGCATAAGCATATTTCAGAAATTTTGCGACTGCTTTAAAAGCAATAAGAAGATAATTAAGTAATGTTTTCATAATTAAATATTTTTAAGTATATCAGATAATTCTAAGGAGCGAGTTCCTACCTGGACTGCCCATTTACTATTTAACATATCTTTTGCAGCTTCTTTATAATCTTCATTTTTGATATGTTCAAGTGTGTTTGTAAAAGTCAATAGCCCTGCCAGCCCCATATTAAAACACATATCCAACATCACGGCTTGAGCGTCCGGATGAATTGAATCAAACCAGTAAAAACGGTCTCTTAATTGTTTTGTGAAGTCTGCAATATCGTTATTGAGAAGATACATTGCCTCGGCGTTTGTTATGCCTCTGCTTTTAAGGTTACGTCCAACCCCGATAGTGGGGATTCCAATTGAATCATTATAAACAAAGTTCCGTAATCCTTCATGCTTTATAAGCATCTGTGTAACATCAATCATTTTGTACTATCTTTTTTCGGTAAATAATCTTTCGGGAACATTTTTAATTTAAACCCTTCAGGAAGTCCTATTGATTCTCCCCTCGGATTAACAACAACGGGTTGCCCTAATTGTTCTATCTTTTGTGATGTCTCTTTACTCATTCTGCTTCCAAATACACTATAATAAGCCGTAATGCAAAGTCCAATTGCAGCGACAATAAACATTGCCGTCTTAACCCAGTCATTTAGTTTGGCACGTTTTTTATTAAAAGTCCTTTCTATCCCATTTTCTTCTCCGCAATGTTTCTCTTTCCAGCATTCTAATTCAGTTACACGACCATTAGTTTTAATTGTTTGTGATTCAATAGTTTTCAATTTTTCGTGTACCTCAATAAATTGTGCGTTCATTGATGTATGAAGCCCGTTAAAACGTTCCTCAAGATATAATCTATAATCTGAACTATCTGTCATAATATTACTGTAATACTTTTTAAAAAATAGATTCGTCTGGTTACATCATCACTATATAAATTTTTTATAAGTCATTTAGTTTCGTTGTGTTCCATGACCATTAAAATGCTGTTTGTATTGCTGCGTAAAGTGTTGCTAACCTTGCTTCAAATGCTGCACGTTTTGTCAATGTCATTGATGATCCAAAACCGTATGATCTATATAAGTTCCCATTGCAAATAAAATCTCCATTAGGGCTAAAAGCACCTATAAAATATTCTAAAGTAGGTAATCCAGAAGAATTATTAGATTGTGTTGTTTCTACCCCACCTGTTCTCGTTATAACTGTAGTAGCATTAACTCTTGACAATACATTAAACCCATTTACCCATAATTCTGTAAAACATGTAGAATTATTAATTCTATTATAAGAACTATATGCCGCATTACCTATGTCAATCATAATATTAGACATGGTATCCCAAACACCTTCAAACCCATCTACGTCTGCTATTACAATATCTCTATATATTCCGCAATTATTTAAGGTAAATTTCGTTCCACTCGATGAAGGTATAAAGTGTGATCTTATATACGATCTTGCTCCTACTGTAAATCCTGTTTTTATCGCCCATGTAGGAGAATTAACTGTTGTATGATTTATGTTTCCTTTAATATCCAAAAGACTTGCTTGTTCGGTATGCAGAAAATAAAAACAATATTGATCTAATTCGTCCCATGTCAAATCAGTTTTACATCCTTTGATAAAAGTATCAATTAATACCTTTGTTGCATCATTAGGTTGTACAGCCATACGTGCAAAATAAGCACTTGCATCAGCATCGTAAACAGATTCAGGAACCTGGGAAATAACACCAGATACATTATGATTAATAACCCCGGAGATATTATTTGAAGTTATCTTAATACCTGTTATTTGATTTATTTTTGCCACTATTTATAATCTGTCTAAATAAAAAGATTTAAAAA